TAAAGTAGCCAATGATGCTTTATTGGATGCGAATGAAGCAGTGAACTTACTTGCATCAGCCAAAACAGCTTTTGAGCATAGAAAAAAAGCACTTGAGGGCTTGACCCAATTATGGCTAGGTGGTTATTTCTCTAATCCGAATATACCCACAGAGGTTAAGGAACAGTTCGAAAAAAGTTCAGAGTACCAAAAAAACCAAAAAGAAACTCTCAATGAAAATAAAAGATTAAAAAAACGTAAACCAATAAGGAAAAGTAAATAATGGAAATTCTTGAGTATATTTTATGGGGAGTACTTGGTTTGGTTGGTTTATACATAGCATTCCGAGTACTCTCTATGGCAGTGTTTAAAAGTTGGATAGATGCTAAACTACAAACTAAAGAAAGGAGGAAAAACGATGAATAGAAGAACTTTATTAAAAGCTAGTATTAGGGGGGCGGTTGGTTTATTTACAGGAGGAGTACTAAACTATAAAAAATCCGAAGCAATGGTAAAGGATGAGTATACTACTATTCCAGATTTTAAAGAAGGACGTTACTATATTGGGTTTATGAATGAAGGTTTTAAAGCAGAAAAACCACAATTTGCTCATGATCCAAAATATATTATGGGTGGTCCAATTCCTGATTTTAAGGGTTTAAGTACTTTTGGTCATTTAAAAGATAAAAAAGCTGTTTATAATATGTTAAAAGAAATGAACCATTGGGAATCCTACCAATTCATTCTTGAGAATTATGGAGTACGCCCAAAGGATTCGCTTAGTTGGGAGATTAAATTAGATGGAAAAATTTATAAAGAAGATAAGTGTAGTAGCCACTATAGAAAACGAAATAAAGAAAGGGTGGTTGAAAGTATGGTATCAGTTAATTTTTAGAATCCAAAGAATATAAGGAAGACAAGAGACCACAACTCATACCACAGCGGGGTGAGCAACGTATTTTATTACATGTAGTAGATACTATGCTTAGAACAAGACAATATTTTAAAGAAAGGAGGAAAAACGATGGCGATAATTGAAAATATTAGGGGTTTTTGTTTAAATATTTAATACTTTAACAGAGAGGAGCACACAATGGGATCAACATTAGTTGAACAGTTTAAAATAGCAGGGGAGAAGGGTAACAGTTTACAGGCGGATACAATGGAACTTTTTGCAAAATCTTCTTGCCTACTACAATATATGCCTTTTGAAAACATTCTTGGTAACTTTGCGTGTTTTACGACAGGGGAGACTCGTGTAACAGAGGTTTTGGTAGTTGGTGGTACTGATATTGATATAGATACTGATGACATCAAAAAAGATAAAGACTGTTATGATAAATTTGAACAACATATTAGAAGGCATGTAAATGGTATTGAAAGGATGATGATAAAAGGTAATATTGAAACCTCGCCAAAAGGACTTGATGGATTGGAGGTAAGATGTACTAATGAACAACAACTCATTGATAATGGTGATGGTGCTTTGTCTTCATATAAAATAGATGAATTAATTGATTCTGTTGATGAGCCAACTCATTTGTTAATGAATGAAGTAATGATGAAGCGTATAACATCAGTAGATATTTCAATATCTTATGTTATTGATGCCTTTAATCGCAAAATACCCACATATAAGGATCTCCCAATTCTAACTGTTGATAAAGATAATGACTATGAGGAGATTCTTCCTTTTACAGAAAAAGATTCATCTGGGACACCACAATGTACATCTATTTATTGCTTATCTTTGGCAAAGAATGGTTTGTTTGGGTGGCAGAATGGTGACATGGATGTTAGGGGTATGGGTGAGATTGATACCAAACGTGTAGGATACACAAGAGTAGAATGGTATATTGGGTTAATAGTTCATAGAGCAAAATCTATTGCTCGATTACGTTATATTAAAGATGGCAGAATGGTAAATTAACATAATTTAAGAGCCAGATAAAATAGTAAAGAAAGGAGGAAAAACGATGAAGATAATAGACTTGATTGAAGAAATGGAAGATGTTGCTTATAATATCAAAAGCGATGTCACAAAGTTTGAAGAAGGCAATAATGCCGCAGGCGCTCGTGTACGGAAAGCCATGCAAAATATCAAAGTGATGGCGCAAGAAGTTAGAGTAGCAGTTTCAGAAATCAAAAACGAACGTAAGGGAGGATGAAAATGCCAGGATTTAGACAGCAGTATAAAAAACAAAAACAGGATCTTATCAGAAGGCATGAGGAGAGTGTAGCTAATAAAGACAACACACAATTTGGAAGTATCATTGATAATTCAAAAATACCAGAAGGAATTGGATTTTGGAAGTGTAGTTTCGCGGACCATAGTATTGATTACATTCCATTTGTTGCTGGACCGAATATGCCAAAGCTTTTTGAGAACGATAAGAAAAAAGCTATCAAGGAAGGTGAATTCATCTGGTCTGTGGATCTGTGGACTCATGGGCGTGTTGGTGTACAAGAGTATCCTTATGTATGCCCAGCAAAGACCAATGGAGAACCTTGCCCGATCTGTGAACATTTACAGCAGAATAGGGATACCTATAGTAAAGAAGAGTATGGTAGGATTAGCGCAACAAGACAGACAATACATCTTATTTGGTGCCATGATAACTCTGAGGAAGAGGCGAAAGGTATTCAACTATGGCAGATAGCCTATTATTTTATGGAGAAAACCTTAAAAGGAATTGCTGGGCAAGGCAAAGGTGGGGGAACCAACCCTTATTTTGATCCTGATATTGGTAAAAAGGTTGCTTTTACAAAAGAGGGTAGTGGTAGTAAATGGAAATTTCTATATCATGCATTTGTTGATCGTGATGAACCCATTCCAGATAAAATTCTCGATCAGGCATTTTCATTGGATTCAGTGGTAAAATATGCTTCATATGATGAGATCCATGAGGCATTTTATGGTGCTCAGCATGATGGTGGCCCTGTTGGAGAAACAGGTACAAGTGAAACGCCATTTGAACAAGAACCTGCTCCTACTGATGCAGAACCTATTACCACAGAAGGGGAATTTGCACCAGATGCATGCCCTGTTGATGGTGAATTTGGTGTTAATTTTGATGAATTTGAACAGTGCGAGGGCTGTGTTAATTGGGATAACTGTTTTGTTGCTAATCAGAAAATGCAGGAACCTGATCCAGAGCCTCCGCCTGAGTCAGATCCAGAACCCGCAACACAAAGAGCACAGTTAAGAACTCCAAAAAAGACAGAAGCCGAAAAACCAGCCCCAATCAAAAAATCTATTAAACGTAGACGATAGCTTGTTAAACCACTTGCCCTTTTGGGCGAGTGGTTTATGGGGGCGATAAATGAAAAGGAAAACAATAATGGAAACAGCAGAACTAAAACATTTCCAAACTGCAAAAGAAATATTAGATGGGCAAATCATTGGGGCAGTTGCAGAATTCAAGAGAGCAGTACCAGATTGTAGATTAAAAGGTATTGATATAATAATGAAGGGTGAGGAAGACGGTCTTTTTGATGAGATAGGAGACACAATAGATAAAGTCAGAGTAATTATTGAGGTGGTGTAGTATGCCAAAGAAAATAACTAAAAAGTCTGATACAGAACAAATCAAAGCAAGGGCAAAAGCTAAACCAGAACCTATTCAAGTGACACCAAATGAAGGTGATTTTGGAACTGTGGTATCAACAGGATCAACCTTGCTTGACTTAGCAATTTCAGGTGGTAGGATTAGAGGTGGTGGAATACCAGTGGGCATCTTGCTTGAAATATACGGGCCTAGCCAAGTTGGGAAGACAGCCCTACTTGCGGAGATATGTGCTGATGCCCAAGCTAAAGGAGGTAATGTAAAATTCCTTGATCCAGAGGGCAGGCTTGATAGAGAATACTCTCGTATTTATGGAATGGAACTTGATAAAAAAAACTATCATGTGCCTGATACTGTCAATGAAGTATTTACCCATATTTTAAAGTGGAAGCCAGATACTCCAAAAGAAAACAGTGTTAATGTAATTGCTACAGATAGTCTTGCGGCACTTAGTTCAGAGCTTGAAATGGGTGATACTGGTGATAAAATGGGTATGAAGATAGCTAAGGACTTCAGTCAAGGCTTGAGGAAAACTTGTAGGTTAATCAAAAGAAATAATTTTATCATTGCCTGCTCTAACCAAATCCGGGGAGGTACGTCAGGAGAAACTACATCTGGTGGCAAAGGAATACCCTTTTATGCGTCACTTAGAATTCGAATAGGACCACCAGCGCAGAATAAATATCTTACAAAAACAAAGACAATACACGGAGTAGAGCATAAAAAGATTTTTGGAATCCAATCTCATTGCGTTGTTAAAAAAACAGTTGATGACCCATACAGAACAGCAAATGTCTATATTGTATTTGGGGTAGGTATTGATGATATTCGTGCTAATTTGGCTTATCTTAAACAGATGACAAAAGCAGATAAATATATTGCAGTTGATAAAGAGTTTGGTAGAATGGATACAGCAATAAAGTATATTGAAGATAACAACCTTGAACTTGAATTGAAAGACCAAGTAATTGATTTATGGGAAGAAATTGAAAATGAATTCAAAGTAGACAGAAAACCAAAAAGGAGGGGGATTTAATATATGCTGAAAATGGCGATAACTGCTGTATGCGAGAGATGCGGTGATGAAAAAGAAGTAACGGTTGATGTGTATAGCGGACAAAACACATTTAGGATATCTGATTTATTG